GCCGGTGTGGCCATACACGGAGTATATGATTCTGCAGACTCTGCCGCAGATGCATTTGCAGAACCAACACCCACTACTCCTGAACTAAACAATATTTCCAGTAGTTCCAAAATGATTGTGTTTGGGCCAGAAACCAAACTTGATGATACCGTTAAACTAAAAAAGCCCAAGGCAGAAATTGAATCTGTCAGAAACTTGTTGGCCAGTGCGCCAGCACAACAGATTGATGACATGTTGGATCCTTTCAACATTGGTGCTCTCAAGATTGCCAACTTGCCAGATTTGTTTAAGAGTTTTATCACAGCCAAAGCCCGTGCTGGTCAGCAGATTGAAGCCAGTGCATCACGCGAGTTCATGGATTGGATTAAAGGTCCTGCAGGCCTAACAGCCAAGAAACAAGAAAATATCATCACACACTTGCAACAGTATAAAAAAGCCTATGATACCACTTGGAAGATCATAGTGTTAATGTCTGAACTCAAACACGACATCAAAGATCAATTGGATGCACACATAGCCAAGCATCCTGATGGTGTTAGAACTGATGGCGGCCACGAAGGCTATGTGTCAGCAACACCACATGGCAAGATTAAATTTGTAAATAGACCCGCATTCATGGGCAAAGGCATATAATGGAAAACCAAGAAGAATACAGTTTCATTAGAGAGAACTGCAACGAAAGTCGCATGTTCCGCAACAACTATCTGTCTGCAATGACTTTGAGAGATGCAGTAGACAGCGCATTCTTGAGTTTGTTGACTCTGTATGTGTTCAATAAGGAATTTGAAACTGCACCTTTTGCACAAGCATACGCTCGTAAAACAATGATGTTTGGTGGCTTTCGTGAGCCACGTGTTGTTGGCACCGACCTATATCAGGCTTTGCATATTGCCACTAACCCCACAGGAAAGACTGCAAAGAAACTCAACGGCATGGAACAAAATGCTGTGCTGGGCACAAGACTGCACGTCAAAGAAAAAATGGCCAAGGACTTTTTGCGAGGACTGGCCAATGGCACATTGGATCGTGCCACTGCCATCAGACTGATGTTTAGATTAGAACCGCAGATGGGCATTGATGTTTCCAACTACAAGAGCATGCGTCGATTGATCACTGATTGGGAAAATTTAACCACTTTTCAAAAGCAAGTGTGTGTTACTCGACTGTTACAGTATTATCGCACACGAGCACGTCGCAGTGATCTTTATCCAATGTTGGAAACATTGGCCAAAGGCAAAGGATGGGAACTTGACCATGTGGACAATGCCGAAGCAGCCATGCTTGGTGCCGGTGCCGCAGTGGCTGGAACAAGTTCAGGCAAGGGCTTTTTAAGTTCCATTGCCAAAGTGGCCGCCGCAGGTGCCATCGGCTACGGGTTGGCCAAAGCAATTACCACCCCAACTAAACTCATACCCTAATGTCAGAAAAGAAAAGTTGGACAATTCCCGGCGCACATTTTGGAGGGGATCCAGAATTCTTCACAGCCTGGACATTGTTTGACATTGGGCTTGATTCCAGCAAAAGCCGCGACAACCTGCACATATTGATTGATCTAGTGAGCATGCGAGGGCAACCTATTTTGTCTGGAGTTGACATGGTCACAGATCAAGACATCACTGATGGATTCTTTGGTAAAAATCACAGCGGTCGTCAAACTGTTTGGTCCTATAAATGGATCGTGGATAAAGTGGGTCTAATGAACGAACAAACATTGATTTCAGAAGCCAATGGATTACCTATGCAAACAGGACTCAATGAAACTGCCAAGTTAGAACCCAAGATCATCACCTCTGGTGCAGATGCCAACACCTTTTTTATCCGCCATGAGTCACTGTAATTTGGCTAAATAAAGTCAAATAACCCAAAGTAACACCACGACTCACCCTGGCTCAATTTAAGGCACCATATATCAAACACAAAAATTAGTGGACAAGAGTCTGCTTTTTTTGCATGGAAAAAATATAATGGGTAGAAATATTGCTGAAGGTGAGAATAAAGACCTCAACCTACACGTTGAACTCTGTGCTGAGCGTTACCATAGGTTAGAAGAAAAATTTAGTGCAGTGGAACTACGCCTAGACCACTTGCAACAGGATTTTGATGCTTTCAAAAAATCATCTGACACCAATTTCAAAGAAGTAAAAAACTTGATTGGTGAATCCAAAGACCGCAGATTCAATGTAATGGTAACATCCACGGCCACAGTTATTGTTGCGTTGTTAGGTATGTTAGGTTACATCCTCACTCATTTACCTAAGTAAAAATCACAAATGAAGTTAATTGTCGAAGCAAAGATTGTTTGGGCTCGTAAAGGCAAAAAAATTGCCAGAAAAGTAAGATGCACCACTGGACGCAGAAAAGGGCGTGTAGTCAGTGCCGCCAGCAGTTGTAGCCGAAAAGTCGACATTAAAAAACGCATCGTTTTACGCAGAACCAAAGCCCGCATGGGTGCTAGGATTAAAATTAAGACCAAACGAACCAAACGGTTTAATCCACTGTCCAGAAGAGTGGCTCGTCTTAATAAAAAACGACGCTAAATAAATCCAGATCGGAGATAACATGAAATTCCAAGACATTTCAACAATTACCACACCCGCTGAAGCCGCTAGACAGGCCCTGCGTAAGCAGAGCATTGTCATTGATGAAAGCATTGGTGGTCGCAAATTGCGTGAGCAATTGGCCATCGTTGCTAAAGAAATTGACAGCCTAGCCAGCCGCGGTGGAGAAGCATATACTCGTGCAATTTTGCACAAAGAGATCTATGAAGATCTAGCCAACGTTGATGCAATTCTACATGAAGCAGAGTTAGACGATGCTGATCTAGAACAAGCAGAAGTAGTATTGGCTACTCAGAGCATGAGTAAAGAATTCCAAGATATGATCGAAGACGTAGCAGACATGCTGGGTAGTGATCTTATCACATTGGTAGACCAGATCAAAGCCAAATTTGGTGATGGTGAAGGTGAACAGTTTGGTTCAACAATCAAAACTGCCATTGAAACTGCAATGGAAACACTGACACAAACCAAAGACAGCATTGATGGTGCTATCAAAGCGTTGACTAATCCAACAGCCGCACCCACCGCAGATTTAGGTGATTTGGGTGCTGACAGCGAAGAACCCGCTCCTGTGTTTCCTAGCAGTTCAGGCCCTGAATCAGAGCCTACCGGACGGGAGATTAAGAGTGACGCTGAGTGAACTTAGTCAAGTAGACACTGATTTTGCCAACGCCGTTAAAATGTTAGTTGTTAAGGCTCACATGGACGGCAAGGCAAATTTACCAATGGCTGAACTTGTTGGTATGTTGTCTAGACTAGGCTATTCTGCACAGGGACAAGAATCAAGTATTAGAGACTTTATTGTTGGTTTGAAAAACAAAAACTCCGATCTGGTTTCAGACGTCAATGATAAAGAAGTTATGTTAACTACTATTCCTACCGGTGCAGAAGATTCTGAATCAAATGCAAATAAAGTCAAAGACATGGCCATTGACAAGGCCAGAAAGGCACTAGGACTATGAGTCGCGTAATGTTAACAGCCTCAGAGGCTCGTGCCAAGGCACTCAATGATCTTGCTGTGTTGCGAGAAATTCGGGACCTTGAAGAAGAAATTTTATTGGCCACTGCCGACGGTGCAGTTGATGTAACAGTAACATCAACAACTACCATGGCCAAGAATCTCACAGACACAGGTTATGCCATGGCCACTGAATATTTTGACGTATGGACAGGCGCCAGAGATGATCGTCAAAAGTATCTGCAAATGGAAAAGATTGTAACCTATTTTTCAGATTTAGGTTATACCATTGATCGCAGAACCAATGCTACTACCAACACTACCTTTTCCTGGATTATTGCTTGGTAATTGATTGACATTTCTTATACTCGTGTGTATAATGAATGACAATGCCAAGTTATAATCCAAAATTCAACTACAAAAAACTCAACCGAATTGATGGTGCCAGTCGTTTATACGAAACACCTGATGGTTCGCGTGTCCCAAGTGTTACTACAATTTTAGACAAAACCAAAAGCGAAGAAAAGCGCCAGGCCCTAGCCAACTGGCGGCGCCGTGTTGGTGAGACCAAGGCCCAAGAAATCACCACCGAGGCCGCCAGCCGTGGCACCAGGATGCACAAGTGGCTGGAAAATTTTGTTCTAACCGGCGCCACTGGTGAACCAGGATCTAATCCTTACAGTCAACAAAGCCACCAAATGGCACAGACTATTATCAATCAAGGTCTAGTGAACTGCAACGAAGTCTGGGGCACTGAAGTTCAATTGTATTTTCCTGGCCTGTATGCAGGAACCACTGACCTGGTGGGAATCCACAATGGCGATGAGGCTATTATGGATCACAAGCAAACCAACAAACTCAAAAAGCGTGAGTGGATTGAAGATTACTTTGTGCAGACTGCCGCATACGCATTAGCACACAATGAAGTCTGGGGAACCACAATCCGCAAGGGCGTGATTTTCATGTGCTCAGCAGACAACATCTATCAAGAGTTTATCATAGAAGGCACGGAATTTGATCATTATACCGAACTGTGGTTGCAACGTGTAGAACAGTATTACCAATCAAAATAAATAGGTATTGATGCAACACGACATGGAGCATTGGTTCACTGACAAGCAGACCAGATTATTGATCTGGCGCGATTGGCGTCAACAGTTAAACCAATCTAACAACATTGACGCCTTGAGTGAAATCGCGAGATGGTGGAAGTTTGTTCCACTGGTAAACAAGGCCATTGATCCTTGGCGCGAAGAAACTTGGCCTAATCCTTGGGAACTTGTAGGACAGGGAGAGTTCTGCGGTTCTGCACAAGGCCTGGGCATATTTTACACTTTGGTATTGATAGGCCAAGATTGTGACTTGGTTCTGGCTCAACTACAGGATTATCCTGAAACAAAGTTATTGGTTGTAACGCCAGACAAAAAAGTGTTAAATTACTACGATGGCGAGGTCATTGATATAGATTCAACTAGGATGCAGATGCTTCGCATATGGCACCCTAGCGACCTTGCTAGACTGGTTAAAGTGTAAACATATTGTGCCAGAGTCCCAGGTTAAGTAATCTATCTTTAACAAGGGGCCAGCAGTGAACAACTTATTAGCAGAAAAAGAAAAAACAATGAAATCCACAATTAGTGTAGTAAAAAGAGACGGTAGACGAGAGCCCCTAGACATCAACAAGATTCACCTAATGGTTGAAGAAGCATGTGAAGGCCTTGCTGGTGTTTCTGTCAGCCAAATTGAAATGAATGCAGATCTACAGTTCCGTGACGGCATTACCACAGCCGAGATCCAAGAGATTCTTATTCGTAGCGCCAGCGATTTGATCAGTCTGGAAAAACCCAACTATCAGTATGCGGCCGCTAGACTCTTGCTCTACGGGCTACGCAAGGATGTGTTTGGACAGTTTGATTACATTCCTCTATCTAATTTGGTCGCCAAGAATGTTGAGCGCGGAGTATATGATGCTGAAGTTGTAAACTACTACACCGAAGATGAATGGCGCCAATTGGATGTGTGGATTAACCATCACAGAGACCTAGACTTTACCTATGCAGGTATGCGCCAAGTGGTAGACAAGTATCTAGTGCAGGATCGTAGCAGTGGTCGTATTTTTGAAACACCACAATACATGTATATGTTGATTGCCGCTACTCTATTTGCACAGTATCCAAAGGATACTCGCATGAGTTATGTTCGCAAATACTACGACGCCATTTCTACTTTCAAGATCAATATTCCTACGCCTGTGATGTCGGGTGTCCGCACACCAATTCGACAGTTTGCCAGTTGCGTTCTTGTAGATGTCGACGACACACTTCCTTCAATCTTCAACAGCAGTTCCGCCGTTGGCTACTACATTGCTCAACGTGCAGGCATTGGCTTGAATGTGGGTCGTATTCGTGCCATTGGATCTAAGATTCGTGGTGGTGAAGTGGCACACACAGGTGTTATTCCCTTTCTCAAAGTCTTTGAAAGTGTAGTTCGCAGTTGCACACAAAACGGTGTGCGTGGCGGTTCTGCCACTGTTCACTTTCCAATTTGGCACAGAGAAATCGAAGACGTTCTGGTGCTAAAGAACAACAAAGGCACCGAAGACAATCGTGTGCGTAAACTAGATTACTCAATTCAAATTTCTAAACTGTTTTACGAACGTCTCCTGGCCGGAGCCAACATCACCTTATTCTCACCCCACGACACTCCTGGACTATACGAAGCATTTGGTAACAACGATCAATTTGACGAACTCTACCTTCGCTATGAAAACGACAAAGCCATTTCCAAGAAGACAGTTCCAGCCATGGAGTTGTTTACTAACCTGTTAAAAGAACGTGCGGAAACTGGTCGCATCTACATCATGAACATTGACCACTGCAACAGCCACAGCAGTTTCCAAGATTCAGTGAAGATGAGCAATCTCTGCCAAGAGATTACACTACCTACAGATCCAATCCAAACACTTGATGACAGCAAAGGCGAAATTGCTCTTTGCATCCTGTCGGCCATCAATGTAGGTAATTTGCGCGAACTAGATGACCTTAAGAATCTATGTGATCTTGCAGTTCGTGCCTTGGACGAGATCATTGACTATCAGCGTTATCCTGTGATTGCCGCAGAGTTGTCCACCAAAGCCCGTCGCAGTCTTGGCATTGGCTACATTGGCCTAGCACACTACCTTGCCAAGAAGAATCTACACTACCGTGATGTAGAAGCCTCACAGGCAGTGAATCGTTTGACAGAAGCATTTCAGTATTACTTGATTCGTGCCAGTGTTCAGTTGGCTCAAGAAAAAGGTCGTTGTTCGGCATTTGACAGAACCAAGTATGCACAGGGTATTTTGCCTGTGGATACCTATAAGCATGATGTTGACGAGTTCCTGGGAACAGATCTACACTATGACTGGGAAGCACTACGCCGGGAAGTCTTGGCGCACGGCATGCGCCACAGCACACTATCAGCACAGATGCCCAGCGAGTCTAGTAGTGTGGTTTCAAACGAAACTAATGGTATTGAGCCTCCCCGTGCATATATGAGCACCAAGAAATCCAAGAAGGGTCCGCTCAAGCAGATTGTTCCGCAATACAACAGTCTCAAAAATGCCTACACATTCCTTTGGGATGAAGGAGTCAATGAAGGCTACATTCGTATTGTAGCGGCCATGCAAAAGTATTTTGATCAAGCCATATCAGGCAATTGGAGTTACAATCCCAAACACTATGAAAATGGTGAAGTGCCAATGAGTGTGATGTTCAAAGACTTGCTCACTACCTACAAGTATGGTTGGAAGACTTCATACTACCACAACACCTATGATGCCAAGGGTGAAGACGAAGACAACATCGTGGCCGCCACTGAGATGGTTCAGCCTGTAGTTCCTCAACCAGCCGACGACGCAGAAGCCTGCGAAGCCTGCACCATTTAAAAAGAAAAACTCATGACTGCTACTGTATTCAATCAACTCAAAGTCGACTTCACCAAACAACCTATGTTCTTTGGAGAGGCTCTAAATGCCCAACGATTTGACACCTTCAAGTATCCTGTGTTTGATAAACTAACACAAACACAGTTGGGCTATTTCTGGCGTCCTGAAGAAGTATCATTGCAAAAGGATCGCAGTGACTATCTTGATTTCCGTGAAGAACAAAAGTTTATCTTCACTTCCAATCTCAAGTATCAGATTCTTTTGGACTCTGTGCAAGGTCGCGGCCCTGCTATGGCCTTCATGCCTTACTGCTCATTGCCTGAGTTGGAAGGTTGCATGAACACCTGGCAATTCTTTGAAACTATCCACAGTCGCAGTTATACTCACATTATCAAGAACGTATATTCAAATCCCTCAGAAGTGTTTGACACAATACTCGACGATGAAAAGATTGTGGCTCGTGCCAAGAGTGTGACTCGCGCATATGATGACTTCATTGACGCCGCACAAAAATACGAAGTCACCGGCAAAGGTGATATCCGAGACATCAAGAAGAAACTGTTCCTGGCCATGGTCAATGTCAATGCACTTGAAGCACTTCGTTTTTATGTTTCATTTGCCTGCTCATTTGCCTTTGGCGAGTTGAAAAAGATGGAAGGCTCGGCCAAGATCATCAGCCTGATTGCCCGCGATGAAAGTCAGCACCTCAGCATTACCAGCCACATCATCAAGAATTGGCAACGCGGTGATGATCCTGAGATGACTGAAATTGTCAACGAAAACTCCCATATGATTGGCGAAATATATGATACGGTGGTCAACGAAGAAAAAGAATGGGCTAATTACTTGTTCAGCCAAGGAGCCATTGTGGGTCTGAACGAAAAGTTGTTGCACAAGTTTATTGAGCACATTGCCAACAAACGCCTTAAGGGTCTAGGTCAAGAAGCCCGCTATGAACAAAGTGCCAACGATAATCCGTTGCCTTGGACACAACACTGGCTCAGTTCAAAGGGTCTGCAGGTAGCACCACAGGAAACAGAAATTGAAAGTTATGTGATTGGTGGTATCAAACAAGACGTAAGCAAAGACACCTTTGCTGGCTTTAAACTATAAAGGATAGTGATGTTAATTTCGATACCCTACAAAGAAGGCGATGTAGTATCAATCAAACTCAGTAACGGCGAGGAAGTTATTGCAAGATACCTAGGCGAAGAATCAGGTAAGGTCATTATTGATCGTCCTGTTGTTCTGCAAATGGGCCCTAAGGGTGCTCCTGCACTGATGCCTTATTTTATGACTGTGACTCCTGATGCAACCAAGAATATCAAACTCAATGCTAATTTGGTAGTAATGATTGCATCCACGGACAAGCCGCTGGCTGATCAATACACATCTGCACTCAGTGGCATTCAAGTAGCACCCTCAGGCTTTCAGTTATGACAAGACCTGTCCATAGATTAGGTGATCTCAGCGAAGATGATGACGAAATTACAGAAGTAATTCAAACTACTGTATTTGCCAACAACTTGCCTGTGTCTGTGGACGGTAGCATCATTGAAGATGATGACGATGACCTAACAGCCAATGGATGCTTGACTGTTTATATAGAAGGCATACCAGTAAATCGCCAAGGTGACGAAGACGAGTCGGGTAGTGTTAGAGCCGAAGGTAGCCCTAATGTATTCGTTGGAGATGCCAATGTGGGCGGCGGCTCTGCTCCCGGTGCCGCATGACGCAGGCAATATAGGTTCATAACAAATAAATAGCCCTTGAGAGGGCTATTTTTACATGTGCGATAAACCAGTAGAAGGCCGCGGCGGCGTAGCAGTTACACCCAGCGGATTAAAATATTACCTAGATACACCAGCAGGTCATCAAGCGGCCAAAGCCGACATGCAGGCGTCCATGGGTCCTGGCAGTGGAGAAGGCACAGCACCCCCACCGCCACAAGAACAACCTTCTCCGCCCGAAGGCTGTGAGAACTATGACGATTCCATGTGGGACAAACCCTGTAGCAAATACTTTAAATTTTCTCAGATGAAGTATAAGCCGGTGGCCAATCCTGACGCCAACCTGTCTGTGACTCAAATTGCCTGTAACTGGCAAAAAATTTGTCAGAATGTATTGGATCCATTGATTGACGCAGGTTTTAAAATTACCATTAGTTCAGGATATAGAACACCTGCGTTTGATAGATCATTGGGTGCTAAAAACAGCATTGGTGATCACCCATGTGGCCGTGCAACAGACATTCAAATTTTAGGACAAGGTGATCCTGCAGAAAAAGCCAAAGACTTGTTTAAGTATATTGGCAAAAACAATGTGGGACCGTTTAGTCAATTGATCTATGAAGGACGTTGGGTTCATGTGGCATTGGGAGGCAACAGTCCAGCCAGTGTTTCTGTGTTGGTTGCAAGAACCGGTGCCGCTCCTTATCAACAGGTTGGCGGTCGTGCAGGTCCCAACTTGCCACCTGATCTCAAGTGGGCATAAGTAAAGCACTATGGCAAGTATACCTGTTATTCCTGGAGTCAAAGTCACTACCAAAGGCATTTTAAATAAGCCAATCAAAGACATCATTTGTGCTATTTTGTTTGGCGGTATTGATAACATGCTCAAGGGCAACCTCCTTTGTATTGAGGCCAACCTCAATGAGATTCTAGAAGATCAAGGTCTGGCCAATCTAACAGACCTTAGAGATGCCCTAAAAGAATTACGTGATGAAGTAAAAGCATTCCAGGATCATTTGGGAGTTGGCGAAGTATTAAAGCGAGTCAACGGTGCTGTTGCCGATTTACAAAAAATGTTGTCATTGGGTGGCATGTGTCCGGTGCCAATGAAGGCACCACAAATACCTGATATTCTGGGACAGGTAACCAACAGCATGTTTGGTGCGGCCAACTCAATTCTCAGTGATCTCGGAAGACTTGCCAAACCTCAACTGTGTTTGGATGCTCAGGGTGGCATCAACACTGGTTCCTATAAACCAGATAGTATCTTGGGCTCATTGAGTCGCAAACTTGGCAAACTGGACGAAATACCCAGTAACCAAATTGAACAGTTTACCAACCGTATCAAGGGTGTAAGCAAGGCCATCAAGAAACAAATCAACAGAGAATTGTTTCCAGACTTTAGACACAAGCACAATCTTAGAACAGGAAAAACCTATGTTCCTGGCGAACCAGCCACAGCATACGCGGCCACACCGCCAGCGGCAGCACTTGCGGCCATGGAAGTTTCAGCCAGCGAGTATCCGCCACCTGATTCTCCAAGAATGGCTGATGCCATTGAACAGGCACAAAAAATAGTTTCATCGGTCAATCAAACAGCCAGTTATCCTGTCAAAGTTGATGGGATCACACATGAAAATATTTGGCCAGCAACACTAGGCCCCGAACTATATGCATTGGCAATTCAAGCATTGACACCTGCTGATCCAACGTTTGTTAGACAAGAACCTGTGTATGACTATTGCGGAAGGTTAGTTGGCTACGAAGAAAATGTTGTCTCAGGAGACAGAAGCGCCGATGGTGGCGATCCCTTTGAAGGAGCCGACGCCAATCCACCGGATGTTAATTTTACTATACTATGGGTCAACGGCATTGATGAAGATCCTACCCGCATTGGCTGGGCAGTGGAAGGCAATGTCAGTGAGCAGTTGATTGGACCCGTAGGTGCCAAAAAGAAAACCACAGCACTAAACCTCAACCCTGAGATTACACTCTATCGCGGGCGCAGTCATTTGTTCAGTTTGCCACCAGGACAGCAACAAGAATTTTACATCTATGAAGTTTTGTTAGGACCTGCAGGAACTGATGGGATTAGACGCCCATTGCTGAATAACAATGGCAAGCCCACAGTTATTGGTTCGTTTAACAAAGGTTTATCAAGATTTGAGACCAATGAATTTCTAGCAGAAGCCAATGGACGCGACGAAACCAACACACCTTGGATTGACACATCGTTGCCTGAAGAAGAAAGGAACACAGGCCCAGAACCCGAAGCATGGAAGCGCAATGATCTTTTCCCCAATGGCATGACGTTAATGGTCACTGTGGGCGGCGGCTCAGTAGATGCTGATGGATTTTTTATCGAAGATATATGGCCCGATTATATTGCCTATGGCAACAAGGACCAAACACAAATTGGATTGATCAAGTTAATTTGATCTTGACACAGACGACAAGATCAAGTAATATGCAAATGTCCGGACAAGGAGGACACAAATGAAAAAGTTAATTTTAGCAGTAGCGTTGACGTTGGTTGGATCAAGTGCTTGGGCCAATGATAGACATTACCGTCATCATCACCGCCCGCATGTTCAGCACCACCATCATCACAATCATTACCGTTGGGTAGCACCTGTAATCATTGGCGGTGCCATCGGCTACGGGCTGTCACAGCCAAGATACTATTCGCCCCCTACAGTCTATTACGCACCACAACCCAACTATCATTATGTGCCACCTGCATATACTTCAGTGCCATATGGATACAGAGAAGAAGTTCGGTTTGATGCATATTGCAACTGTGATAGACTAGTATTGGTCAGAGAGTAATAAGTAATTTTATTGCTGTATGAAGCAAAGAGAAAAGTGTTCTGGACGCGGGTTCGACTCCCGCCTGGTCCACCATAAGGAAATTGTATGAATATCTTAGATCTTCCAGAAGAATATGTTCCGTTAGTTCCGGATGATTTTAGTTTCTACCCAGTTTCTTTATGATGGGCCAGTCATGGCTTCGACAGGGCAAAGAGTAACAGAGTGGACAGCAC